GTTCGTCTTTGTCACAGTATCCATATTCACCTGTGTCAATATTAATACAAGCAAATTCTTTATCAGTGTATTCACCCATTGGTGCTGATTCATTAGATGCAATCTTTGTCCAACCTTCTTGGTCTGCTAGTTCATCATCAAAATCAGAAAAATCCATGTCTTCATTTTCAGCATCAAAATATGTAAATTCTTTTGCTGGTACCATGTGTGTATATTTGTGAAGTTCATCTTTGTCGCAGTATCCATATTCACCTGTGTCAATATTAATACAAGCAAATTCTTTATCAGTGTATTCACCCATTGGTGCTGATTCTTTAGTTGGAGCACCTTTTTTTGCTTGACGAATTAACATCTGTAATCCTTCTTGGTCCATAGTTTGCTCTATTTCATCACCTGAATAGTTATCTTGTTCATCACCCATAGCACCCATTTCTGCTTTGTGTTCTTCGCCATTTTCGTCTTTAACAATATATGTATATTCGCCTACTTTTTTATATGACAATGGTCCGCCTTCTGGTGTTACCCAGTCATCATTAGCATCAGGAATATTAAATGGGTCGCCACCAAGTTTTTCTAACTTGTTATATAGTGCCGTCATTTCACTTCCACGTTCAATAGCCATTGCCTTGTTAGGGTCATCATTTGCTCTGGCTTCATCTGCCATTTTGTCTAATTTTCGAATTTGTGCTATAACTTTTTCTTTATCGTTAGGCACATTAAGTTCGTTTACTACTTCTTCTTCAATAGATTCACTGCACCCGCAAGAACTACATGCCATTAATTTGTGCTTCTTTCCGCCACATTCTGGACATGTGCCTTCTTCTAACATTTCTGATTTAAATTCAGCCATTAATGTTTCAAAGATTTCGTTTTCATCTAATGAATACTCTAACGGGTTATCACCATGTGATGGTTGAATTGATTTCTTTTGCTTTGCAATGCTTTCTGGTGACTTTTTAGAATAATCATCTAAATCTAGTTCGTCATTTGCTGGCGTATATTGCATTTCTGCTTCGCCATGTTCTTCGATTGCTTCAGGTGTAATACCTGCTAATTTCATAATACGTAAAATCTCAGAAGCATGTTCCGTGCTTGTATTTGAAGTTGTAACTGACTCGCCGTTGTCTTCTGTTACATTTAGGTTGTAATGTTTTTTCATTTTTTTATCTCCATAGGGTCTGGGATTTCATTTTTTCCCGAAATAACAGAATCACTTGACTGGTCGTCCTTAGACATGACTTCTTGTGCTTCATCTTGTGCAGGTGTTAAACTTAGTACGTTTTCCACCTTTTCATTCTCAGATGGTGTCAATTCATCTAAGAATTTATCTACAAAAGTTTTTCCATAATGCTTGCCATTATCTGATTCGTCACCATATTCAGTTCCTAGAACTGCTTTACCTTCTTCTTTTTCTTCTTCTTCAGTTGGTTCCCATCCTTCAGGATGTACTGCAACGTGAGTTAACGGCATCATTAGTAAATCGCTCAGTTGTTGGCGCAAAATATCTGCTGATAGTGGATACCCAGTTGTTATATCAATCTTTGAAACTTTGACATTTTCTACATCGTCTTCAAAGAACATTGGGCTTTTAGTAATAGGGGTAGTTGATGTTTTCGACATCACCTTTAGGTCATACTTTCCCAAAAATCTTTCAATACGGTTCTCGCTTCCCTCATCAAGTTCAGCACCGAAACGAATTGTTAATTTATGTTCTTTAGTTGACTCTGTTAAAAATTGTTTAAAAGTTTTCATTGGTATCTCCAATACATTCTATTCTTATTTATCTTTTTTTGTTAATTTATCTGCATTTTGGATACGTTTTAATAGTTCATTTCTATCTAACGTCACTGAACCATCACTTTCTAGTTCATTATCTCCGCCAGTTTTCTTTTCTTTAGAAAAATCTAACTTTGCTTTCTGTAATTGTAAATTAATCATCTTTAATTTTCTATCTACTTTGCTATCTTTGGCTTCCATTGCAGTCTTTAACATAGCATTTGCTGTTTCAAGTAACTTGGCACCAGCATGTACTTCTACATTCATTCCTAATTCAACTAAGTCTTTAAATGTATCTAAGGCTTTCTGATGAATATCGTCCATCTCTCTATCATGTTGATTTAAATCAGATACCATTGGGAGTGCATCATCAATTCTCTCTGCAATTTCAATATCTGCATTTAATAATTCTGTAAGGTCTTTTGACTCCTCTATTGTTGGAGTTTCATCCTGAATTTCTTCTTCAGGTGCTTCTTCAGGCGCAATATTAAATGTTTCTTCAAGTTTTTTTGTCATTTCCAATACCTCCCAGGTTCGATATACTGTTGCTTGTGTATATATTCCTGATATAATTGTTTAAATTTCTGTTTATCAATCGTGTCTATGTCTATTTCCAAATAATTCATCAACATATTAAATGTTCTGATTGGATTAATTACTAAATCAGAAAAATTAAAATGATATACATCGAATTCTTTGTCTATAATACTAAAATCATCGAACCATTTTCTACTATATGATAAAGTATTATAGTTAATTATATCATAATCGAAATCATTTTTCAATATATGATTTTTCTTGCATATTTCTTTATCCCTAGTTATAAGTATTTTCTTACTCTTAAAATATTTATGTGTTAAATGATTTAATAATTTTAAACTGTTTTCTGCATCTTCATAGATATAAGGATGTATTTTAGAAATATATAAAGAATCATTATTGATTATTTCTTGTTTAAGTGTTGCAATATCTAATATTTTATCTAATATTTCTGACTGTAAGTCTTTCTTTTCCCAAAACTTGTAATCATCTAACACTTTTTGTACATTTAACTGTATTGTTATCTTATTATTGACCATAGATTTGACTCTACCGTCATTTTCTGGTGCCATGTTCAAATTATCTCCATATATTTTTGGTATAAGTGACAATAGCGTACATATGAAGTCTCCTCCAGCGCCAGGTTCGTACATAACAGCGATAGTTTTCTCTGAAACTATATTTTCTATTTCATTCATCATTATATACGTATTTATCTCTATAGGAAAGTGCCGTTTTTTGTAAACATAGTAGCGATATGATTAAAGGATAACGGCATCCTCACCTTAGATATAAGTAACTTATATCGGTCCTAAGGTGTGTTATTTTTTACGTCTTTTGACTTCTTTTTGTTTTCTAGTATTTGAGTAAATGTCGCCTTCATTTAAAACTCTAAATTTCATACCACGTTTTCTAGCCCAATGAGTTGCCGCATCCCATTTTGCATAATTTACTGCAACTTGAGCCTGTTCACCCCTACCACGTGCTAATTTTGGATTTGATTGTCTGCTTGGTTTAATTTCTATCAATTCTGCGTTTTTATTTCCTTTTGCATCCATATATACAATGACAAAATCAGGAACATAACTAGTTACCTTACCATTTAGTGGATGTTGATATGTAATTCTAACTGGCTCACTTGCCCATGCCATTACATTAGGATTATCGTCACAGAAACACATGAATGTATGTTCCCAACTACTACGAAAGGTAGGTTCACCGCTACCAGAGTACTTTGCGGGATTCTTTACAGTATATTTACCTTGATGAAATTTTCTCATTTAATAATTGCTCTTGCGACATACTTATTTGGTTTTAAAGGCGTTACTTTGCCTGTTTTATAACCGAATCGCAATGCATTATTAAGAGCAAATGCTCCTAAATCATTAAATGAAAAGTCTTCAGACACTTCGTTAACTAAATCATACGGATTTAAACCAAATGATTTTGCAATATTCTGAATTTCTATTGCATACGTTTCAGCCTTATCTTGTGTAAAGCCCTTTTTCTTTAGATTAGCAGTAAGTAAATCTATCTTCATCTTGGGCTCCTTTGTTGATTTAACAGTCTAATTTTATTCTGTTGCATCGTTTTGTCAGGTGATGAATTTGATGATTTTGTCTGATTTAATGTCTGACTGTCTTCACTTGAAAACGCAGGTGTTGTTGTTGTGTTTATTCCATTAGTATTTGTTTGTCTAAGGCCATTTGTTATACCGTCTCTAATGAGGTCTCCTGCTATACCAAATTTACTTTGAGATGTTTTTCCTAGAGATGTTAAATTACCGATACCTGTATTACCAAGTATTCCTTGACCGATATCTCTAGTTATATTACTAAAATTAACACTTCTTCCATTAAAAAATGCACTAACTAATTCGTTTGTAACTGCTGAACCGAAGTTTGCTGGGCTATAAGTTTGACTTCCACCATCAACACTACCTAGGCCTGCAAAATCTGGTACATTCGGATTTAATATAGTCGATTTATAAGAATTACCTGTTTCCTGTGCAGAGGGTCTAGTTCCTGCCATTGTTTCTCTTAAATCGATACTCATTCCCTGTTTACTATTATTAGTTCTTTCTCTATTCTGCTCAGTTTCTTCTGCATACATCAAGTTACTTGCTTTTATAGTTCCGATATCATTTCTTAACTCTTGTAACAATGCTTTTGCGGCTTCTCTGTCACCTGATAACTCTTGTGTCTTATTATACAACTTTCTGAGTTGATTAAGTTTTCTAATCTCATCAAGTTTATCTTGCTCCTTAACTCCATCCTCGTCTGGGAAATTAGAAGTGTTCTGCATTTCTGTTAGTAACTTATTAAATAGTTCTTCTTCTTTATTCATTCCCTTAGTTTTAGTTGTAACTGGAGAAAGTTCATCTAACATGTAGTCTAGCCCAAGTGACATCCAACTTGGAAACTGTACATTATCATCTTTAGGATAAAAAACTATATTTTCAGGCTGTACCGTGATTTCTATTGTTCTTGGTTCTGATGAAGAATAATCACTGGGTGAAAATGTTATATTTGTAACTAATGGATTAATCAGTTGTATTTGTTGCACAAAGCCTTCATTTTCTTGTGATGAATCAAGATTACCAAAAAAGTGATTGACTTTAATACTTTCAAAACTTTGATGATAGTATTCACCAGTGCTTTTGTCTGGCATTTTTCTACCATATAATTGGTTATGTGCAGAAAGATACCCTTCTTGCATTCCATCTGCCGGTGCAAGACTATTATTTTTGAAAAATCTTTCATACATTCTTGCCGCCATGTCAAACATTGTACCATCAACAGTATCATACATCGTAATACTTACTTCTGGGAAGTCTACACGTGTAGGTACATATAGTCGCTTACCATATTGGTCGACTGGTATAGTACTTGTCACTACTGAGATGCCAGACACTGCTCTTGCTAATGCTGATATATCTAGTGGTTTTACACCGTTATCGTTGCTTGTTTGATTGAATTCGACAAACCATAGGTCAGAAGTTTTAGGCGCTTTAGTAATGGTTGAACGGCCAACACCGTTGGCTTGGCCTTGTTGTTCAAATCCAAATCTATGTTTAGCACCTGCGCTATCCGCCAGGATACGCTTCCTATTACCTATGCTTTGACGGTCTTCACCTGCCATAACCGACTACCTCTTTATTAACCTGCTGAACTTGAGTTGTTAATAAATACTTGGTCTGGCATAATTTCTGCATCTGTAAACACAGCATTATCATATTGTAGTGTCAAAATGATTTGTACTGGGTCAGAAACAGCATAATCTGTTTGTGAATAGTCTGCATTAGTAATAAAGCAACCTTCTAATTGCCACTGTTCAGTTGGGTTACCTGAGTTACCATCTAAGATTTCAATCAATGTCGAAAACTTATAGTTAGTACCTGCTGAAGGACCTCTTTGATTTCTGTGGTCTAGTTGTGATTGTACTTGACGACCAACTAGTTTAGTTAGATTGTTTGCGATATCATCACGCAATGTAATTGTAATTGGTTCCCATGTGTGTTTACCCATCATATACATACGTGAGTTGTATGAATCTAGTGGAATTGACTCATGTGAGACCTTTGGACGAGTAACATTCATTACCTGTCTTGTAAATTCTTGGGTGTTCTGTGAAACCCCACCAAAGCCCGCTACTTGTACTCTGAAGCGGTAATTTAGTTTTGGCTGTAAAATACCAGTACCTTGAGCGTTTTCGCCCGAGTCTAGTGGAACACCAAAGTTGTTTAACGTTCTTGCCATTTTCTGTCTCCTATAATAGATTGCAATCTATGTTTTACTATAGTATTTATCAATTCTGTGAGGAATTAAGTCGTACTTAATGAAAAACCCGACAAAAGCCGGGTTTCTCGTTACATTAAATGTAAAGTGTATTATGCTAGTGATTCACCAGTGTTACGAATACGTAGTGGGATGTAGATAAACTCAACCGCTTTAACTGGTTGAATAGCAACATCTACCCATAATTCGTTTCTATCAATACGTGCTGGTGTGTTATTTGACTCATCACAGACTACTAAGAAGTCATATAGACCTCTATCTGTAACAAGACCACCACAGAAACGTTCTACTGCATCTCTCATGTTATCACGTGTAATTTTATCATTCTGTTCGAATAAGAAACCACGTGAAAGTTGGTCAAGAT